GCCCTAGATGATGCCGCTGCGGCGGCGGGGCTCAGTTGTTGCAGCAGCGATCTGCATCGGGCGTTTTGGTTGTTGGTGCATTATCCCAAGCTCTTTGAGGCCGCTTGCGATGTGGACTATGCCGACAGCCATATTGGCCAGGCGCAGCAGATCGAGTTGGGGGTGCGCCTACCGGTGCGCTGGGACGCAGCCGCGATGGATGCGTTCTGTGCTGCCATCAAGGACTTCTACAAGAAGGAGCTGCGTTGCGGCGATGTGGTGATAGGTCGCCTGATGAATCGTGTCCACGGCACGCAACTGGTCACCATTCATGCCAAGGATCTGGCCACGACGAACCTGAAGTTCATCGGCAATGTGCTCTCACGCAGCGTCGATCACCCAACCATCCACATGGCCCTTGAATACTCCTCGCGCACCGGTGTGGCCCGCACGCTGATCAAGGGTGGCGAGAAGTACAACCGGATGCTGGCCAATGCCTTCGCCGAACACCTGCTGGGGGTGAAGGTAGATGCACAGCGACTCAAGCCCCCGCCGCTGGATTTATCTGGGCTGCGCGCTGGCTTTCATGTGCCGCAGGCGCATCAGGATGGCTTTGCGGTGTTGCAACTCAAATCCATCACCGTGGTCACGCCCGACAAGAAACTGCGCGGCGAATTCAGCGCCACCGCTGCCAGCCATCAGCAAAGCGTCTCCGAGTTGATGGCGGAGAACTTGCCCAACGACAACCCGCTGGTGCACCACTGGGAGGTGGCGGCGGCCACCATCAACCTCTACTACCCGCCCGCCAATGGCAAAAAAGCCCGGGTGGTCTCGGTCGAAGTCACCAGCCGGGGGCGGATCAACCTGCACAAGTTTGACGACAACCTGCGCCAGCAGCTCGAGGGCTACTTGGTCCAAGCGGGCATCCTCAGCCCCGACCAGACGCTGACCATGGAAGAGCTCGACATCCGCGAGCGACCTGATCTCGGCTTGCAGCGCAACGAATTGACGGAGGTTGAGGAATGACGATCAGCCCCAACTCCCTGGCCTGGCACCTGGCGTGCAGGCTGTATGCCGTTGGCTTTCCGGTCAAGGAAGCCAGCCTCAGCCACAACGAACGCATCGGCTTAAAACGCCTGCAGCAGGCCAAGGCGGTAGAGCTTGCACCAGTGCGGCTGGACTGCGTGATGTGCCCCTACTGCCAGCAACTGGATGGCCCGGTGACGCTTGAAGACGGCAAGATGGTCTGCCACTGTCCGGACTGCGGCTCGGTCGAATTGGACGACGAGGACAAGCAGTCATGGCGGCTCAAGCCCGACTGGCTGGCCCGCAAACTCCGCGCAGCGCTCAACCTCGACGGCCGCCAGCAGGCCGAATTGGGCCAGGGTATCGTGCGCCTGGGGCTGTTTGATCGGCACCCGGTGATGATCGCGCCCAAGCTCATCACCTTGCAAGCCTGCCCCGACCTCTTCGAGCGCACACGGGTGGGGCGCTATGCCGAGCCATGGTTCTTCACGCCCCGCCCGCTGAAAAACGTCGACTCCCTGGTGCTGGGCCGGACGGCCTGCTGGTGGTCGCTGGAGGAGCGGTTTGCGCTCTATGGTGGCAGCCTGAGCTTAATCCCGCCCGGTGCAGAGATGGACGCACTCGGCAGCGAGCCACCGGGGCCAACCCACGGGCCGTTCTCGGAGGATTTCCGCTGGGTGTTTCTGGACGATGCGCTGGGCGGTCTGGTGTTGTTGTCGCAGAAGCAGGCGGCCGTCTTTCGTGCGCTCTGGCACTTCCAGGGTCAGGCGCAGTCCGGCGAAATCATTATGCACAAGGCGCAAGCCGACAGTGACCGGCCCGGCGATCTGTTCAAGATCAAGGCACAGAACAAGGGCGATCCGCGCTACGAACGTCAGAAGCAGGCGTTTGACACCTTGGTAGTGCGCAAGAAAGACCGCGAAAGCAGTTACTGGATGCCCTGCGCGGCACCGCAAAAGGTCAGCACACCCAGCACGGCCTGACCTAACCCCTGCACCGCATTGACGGCGAGCCACTCGGATTCGGGTGGTTCGCCGTTTTTGTTTGTGGCCTTTGTTTGTGCCAAGCAGATGCTGCCAAGCCCAACTAGGAACTGCGACTTTCCCGTCAGTTCCTGGTTCAGTTCCTTAGCAGTTCCTGGTTGCAATTCGACACTGCAGGCGTTGTTCAACCACTTAAAAAGGAACCACTTCATGCAGCACAACACTGCAATTTCATCGGCCAAAACGGCCACGGCTTCGGCCACCCCGCTGGCAGCCGCGCTGGAGACTTCTGGCGTCCATCTGCCGATCCCCTACCTCGACCTCTCAGCCCAGGTCATCCGTGACCTGCCGCTGCAGAACGTCGCAGCGCTACAGCGCTTCATGGCCGAGGCCAAGTCGGAGCTGGCTACTCTGGCGACCATGGTGCAAGCCGGGCTGGAGCTGCGCTACGCCGATGCGGCCAAAGCGCAGTTGCTGGCTGACGGCAAAGACACCGGCACCGTGCACGTCCTAGACGGCGACTTCGACATCGCGGTCGAGGTGAGCAAGGAAGTGAGATGGGAGTCCAAGGGCCTGACCGAACTCGTCGCCCAGATCCAAGCCGCTGGCGGTGACCCGCGCGAGTACGTCGAGATCAAGTATTCGGTGTCGGAAGCCAAGTTCAAGGCCTGGCCGCAGACCCTGAAGGCACCCTTCGAGGCCCTGCGCACCGTCACGCCCAAAGCGCCCAAGTTCGTGCTGCGCCGGATGGACGCAAACAGGGAGGGCAAGTGATGGCTGCATCTTTCCCTTTGCATCCAGCCGCCGAGATCTTCCCGATCATGCAAGAGGCGGCCTTCGCGGCTCTGGTAGCGGACATCGCCACCCATGGCCAGCGCGAACCTATCCTCATGCTTGACGGGCAGGTCATCGACGGCCGCCACCGCCTGCGCGCCTGCGAGCAACTGGGGCTGGAGCCCTTGGTGCGCCGCATCAGTGCCGACGACGGTGACCCCTTGAGCCTGGTCGTTTCGCTCAACCTGCATCGCAGGCATCTCAATGAGAGCCAGCGAGCCATGGTGGCGGCACGCTTGTCTGATATGCGCCAAGGAGAACGAACCGATCTTCAACCTTGCGCAAATTTGCGCAAGGTGTCGCAGGGTCAAGGGGCGCAGCTACTCCAAGTCGGAAAGCGATCAGTCAATCATGCCTCCCGGGTTCTGCAGTCCGGCATCCCGGAGCTGAGCGCGTCGGTAGATCGGGGCGCTCTGGTGGTATCGACCGCTGCAGAGATTGCCCGTCTGCCTGCCGAGAGCCAGCGTGCAGTCCTTGCCAAAACGGCCGAGGAGATCCGTGTCATCGCCAGCGAGGTGAAGGCGCGCATCAGGCAAGCCGGCGTCTGCGGCACCTCGGCGGTGAAGATCTTCGATCAGGTCGTGGCCGACCAGCGCCTCAGTGGCATCGAGCAGTGCGCCGTGGTCGAGATCATCAAGGCCGAAGAGCCGCCACTGCCCACCCCATCTGAAGCCAAGCGCATCGCCCAGCAAAACCGCACGCTGGTGCTCGGTTCTGACGGCCGCTACCACGGCCCTGAAGTCTCACCAGAAGCCGCTGCCGCTACCGAACGGTGGCTCGCGCTGCGCGAAGGCCTGGAGTCGCTGTGCCGCATCGACATCGACCCCGAGGCACTCATCGACTGCGTGCCGCGCTACCAGCACCGCAACCTCTCTGCTTGGCTCGCGCAGGCCGTCCCCCTGATCACCCATTTCAACCAAGTCTGGAAAGGAACAAGCCATGCGTGATCCCGTCATGAGTCTGCTGCGCGAAGCGGTGCGCTCAGAAATCAGCAATGCCTTCGAGGTCATCGGCCATGCCCGTCCGCGCGAGGTCGCGCGTATCGTTTGCACCCTGCACACGAGCGATGTGCAGCGCATCGGCAGCCGTTTGGCGGAAGACGCGCTGACCAACATGGCCCGCTGCGAACTCAAGCGCCGACCCAGCAAGAACGAGCGCGCCCAGATCACCTTGCCTGGCATTCCCGATGCCCTGCAGGCCTACTTGCCGCCGTCTATCAGCGTGCCACCACCAGGGGCGCAATTGGAGTCTTTGGACGAGGAGGGCGTCATCTACAAGCCGCTGGCACAGGCCACCTTGGCCGATGTCGATGCGCACCTGGTGCTCCTGGGGGCGCAGATCAGTGCAGATACCCGTCGCCACCGGGCATTGAAGGAGCTGCGTGACCTGGCCTTGGCGGCTGGTGCGAGCGCCGACAGCCTGCTCTGGGCCACGCTCTCGGCGGCCGACCTGTTGATGACGGAGGCTGCGTGATGGCACTCCCAATCATCTCCGCCGACCAGCGCTTGTCAGAAAAACGCTGCGCCAAGGTCGCCCTCGTGGGCGTGCCGGGTGCCGGTAAAACCTCCCAGATCCGCACGCTCGATGCCGAACGCACCTTGTTGGTGGAAACCGAGGCCGGCGATCTGTCGATCCTAGACTGGGCCGGTGACACCCTGCGCCCGCGCACCTGGCCGGAGTTCAAAGACCTGGTGGTGTTCCTAGCCGGCCCTAGCCCGAGCGCCTCACCCGAGCAGACCTTCTCGCAGGCCCACTTCGACCACGTCTGCCAAAAGTACGGCGATCCGGCGCAGCTGGCCAAGTACGACACCTACTTCGTCGACAGCCTGACCGTGCTCTCGCGCACGTGCCTGGCTTGGTGCAAGACCCAGCCGGCCGCCTTCAGTGAGAAAACCGGCAAGCCCGACACCCGGGGTGCCTATGGCCTCTTGGGCACCGAGATGATCGGCGCACTCACGCACCTGCAGCACGTGCGCGACAAGCACGTCATCTACGTCTGCATCCTCGAAGAGAAGCTGGATGACTTCAACCGCCGCATCTACCAGCTGCAACTCGAAGGTGCCAAGACCTCGGCCGAGCTGCCGGGCGTGCTCGATGAAGTCATCACGCTGGCCATCCTGAAGGCCGACGACGGCACGCCCTACCGCGCCTTCGTCACCGGCGCAGACAACGCCTGGGGCTTCCCGAGCAAGGACCGCAGCGGCCAACTCGACCCCATCGAAGAACCCCACCTTGGAAAGCTCATTGCCAAGTGCCTCGGCCGCACTGCCGCCCCTGCGCACGCCGCCGCTTGCTTGAACGCCAGCCCCCCAGCCCCCGCATCCACCGCATCCACCGCATCCCAGGAGTAAACCGCCATGAGTTTCTTTGACTTCAATACCGCCGACCCACAGCAATCGTTCGATCTGATCCCCAAGGGCACACTGGCCCGGGTGCGCATGGTCATCAAACCCGGAGGCTTCGATGACCCGGCACAGGGCTGGACGGGCGGCTGGGCCACCCAGAGCTTTGAGACCGGCGCGGTCTATCTCGCCTGCGAGGGCGTGGTGATGCAAGGCCCGTTTGCCAAGCGCAAGATTTGGTGGAACGTCGGTCTGCACAGCGCCAAGGGCCCCACCTGGGGCAATATGGGCCGCACCTTCGTGCGCGCCGCACTCAACAGCGCGCGCAACATCCACCCCGGCGACAACAGCCCACAAGCCCAGGCCGCGCGGCGCATCAGCGGCTTTGGCGATCTCGATGGCCAGGAGTTCGCCGCCCGCATCGACATCGAGAAAGATGGCCGGGGCGAGGACAAGAACACCATCAAGTCGGTGATCGAGCCCGATCACAAGGACTACGCCTTGGTCATGGGGGTGGCTGCGAAGGGCAATCCCGGCGGCAACTCCGGTGCGCCGGCAGCGCTCGCGGCACCCAGCTACACCCCGCCCGCAACGGCAGCGCGCCCCGCATCCTCCAGCGTCCCAAGCGGCAAGCCCACTTGGGCGCAGTAAGGCAGGGCGTGACGATGATGAGCACACCCATTCTCACGACCCGCCACTGCGGCGTGCGGCGCTTTGGCGATCTGCAAGGCGAGGTGATCTTAGACACCCGCTGCGCCACAGCCTTTGGCTGCCAGCCGCTGCAGATGACCCCCTTCATCGGTGCGCTGGAGGGAGGGCAATGAATGGCCGGTCAATGCTGGGCTTGCAAGCGGCAGGCCCGTGGCCTTGGCCACAGCGACAACCGCTTCCGGGTGGGTCAAGCCCGCCGCTATCCGATGGACTGGGTCTTTTGCAGCCGTCGCTGCCAAGACGCGTTCCATGCGCTCTACAGCCAGTGGCTGCGAACCGACCCCCGGCAGGAGGACGTGCTCATGCTTGACCCGACCGAATTCGAGCGCGCAGCCATGCGCGCCTGCCTAAAGTGCTTCGGCCAGGCGGCCGGCGAGATCGGCTTTGACAAACCGCTGGGGCACTACAGCGAGGCCGAGGCCTTGCAGGTGATCGAGGCGATTGTGACTGGCTGGACGCAGGCCATGGCGGCGCACCACCAACAGGCGAAATACCCGCCCGTGCGCGGGCTCGTGCCCTACGAGACGCAGGCACCACAGCCGGTGGCCAAGCTGGCACCGACGCCGGCACCGACCGCCTTCGATCCGGCCCATCCCTTCGCTGATCTGGAGGACGACCTGCCCTGGGAGACCGGGGAGCCGCTGGAGGCCAAGAGCACCACGCGTGGGAGGGCCCAGTGATGCTGGACTTCAATCATCGCCCCGCCTTCCACGAGCGGGTGACGGGCTTCATCGACACGGCGCTGAATATTGAGCGTGCCGGGCAGACCCCGCGCGATTACCTCGGTGCCTCCCGACTGGGTGTGGCTTGCGAACGGGCGCTGCAGTACGAGTACGCCGGTGCGCCGGTCGACCCCGGCCGGGGTTTCTCAGGTCGCATCCTGCGGGTGTTCGAGGTCGGCCATGCGCTGGAGGACCTGGCCGTGCGCTGGCTGCGCATGGCGGGCTTCGATCTGCACAACCAGAAGGCCAACGGCGGCCAGTTCGGCTTCTCGGTGGCCGGCGGCCGGATCAAGGGCCACGTTGACGGGATCATCACGGCGGCACCGCCAGAGCTGAGCCTGTCGTTCCCGATGCTCTTCGAGTGCAAGACCATGGCCGACAAGCACTGGAAGGCCTGCGCCAAGTCCGGTGTGGCAGTCACCAAGCCAGTCTATGCCGCGCAGATGGCCACTTACCAGGCCTACATGGAAGGCACGGTCGAAGGCATCAGCCGCAACCCGGCGCTCTTCACCGCCATCAACAAGGACACGCAGGAGCTCTGGTTTGAACTGGTGCCCTTTGATGCGGCGCTGGCGCAAAAGATGTCCGACCGCGCGGTGCGGGTGATTCAGGCGACGCAAGCCGGCGAGCTCTTGCCACGCGCCTTCGCCGAGGCCAGCCACTTCGAGTGCAAGTTCTGCAGCTATGCCGAGCGCTGCTGGGGAGGGGTGTGATGAGCACCACTTCCCAACGCAACCCCGCACGCAAGACCTACCGCACCGAGTGGGTAGAGCGCTGGACGCCGCCCAAACCCCTGGTCGGGCTGCAGGCCATCGAGAAGGTGCTCAACCGCCACACCTTCCTGGTGTGCCCGGAGTCCAGGTTGGTGGTGGCGGTGCTCGCTCGCGCCATCCACGACAGCCTGAGTCTGAGCAACCGCCGGATGCGGCGCCAGGCCAGGCGCTTTCTGCTCGGTGACGAACTCGCGCTCTGGTGCGACCTGGTCGGGCTGCATCCGGACTTCGTGCGCCTCGTGGCCAAGAAGGCCGGCTACCTTGCCGATGAGAAGGCGCATTGGCAGAAGGTGCCGATCAAGGTGCCGGTCCTGCCGGTACCTGCCGAGCCAGTGGTCAGCGCCAGCAGCGCCCCCGTGCATTCCATCACCTGCCAGGCCCACAACCATCCGCCACAGGGAGGGTTGCTCCATGCTTGATTTCAACTCGGTGCCGCCGCAGGCCTTGCCCGCCGGCGGTGAGCTCAACCCACAACGCGACGCCATCCGTGCCGATCTGCTGGCGCGGCTGGAGTCGGTGCTGATGACGCTGCTGCCTGCTGGCAAGAAGCGTGGCCAGAAGTACCTGGTCGGCGACGTGCTCGGCAGTCCCGGCGACAGCCTAGAGGTATCGCTCAAGGGGGAAACCGCTGGCCTGTGGCACGACCACGCCACCGGTGAAGGCGGTGACA